GCGCAACAATGGCGGGAGGGCATGTTTTTAACGGCCAAACCGCAACAAGGCAAGCATCCGAACCTGGACACTTATAACCCTCTGTATGATTAAAGGACAACATGGACGAACCAAACAACAAACTGCCACCAGAGTCGTGGCATGTAATATTCAGAGGCGCAGACCGAAGCTATTGGTGGGTGAGGTTTCTGCGGCCTTCCTGGTCGCATGTGGTGCTGGTGCGGTTCGACGGTTTTAATTGGATCAAGTGCGAGCCGAATTTGGCCTATACAGAGATCAGCATATTAACTGCTGTAGAATCAGACACAATCGACACAATAGCGAGTCGCATAGGCCACACTGGAATCGAATACCTGGCGGAGCGGGCCGTTATAGGCGAAAAGCAAACGATGCGCACGCCGATGTTGTTCGCCCCGTTTACTTGTGTCGAGGTGGCGAAGTCAGTTTTAGGCATTCGGGCCTGGTGGGTTTGGACACCGTGGCAGTTGTTCAATTATATTAAGGACAAACAGCATGGGAAGTAAATTTTAATGGGCAGCGGCGGCGGCGGCAGCGGCGGGCCTAGTCCTCAACAGGTCAAATTGATGAACATGCAGATTACCGAGCTTAACAAGCTGAAGGCGGACGAGGCCCACCGGAAGCAGGCATTTGGACGGCGGCGCGGTAGATCAAGTCTAATATCGGGATCCGAGCGCGGGATAAAAGATGCGCCGGGCGGCGGGGCGGCTTCATCCGGCGGACAAACAACGAGCTACGGCGGCCAAGTTTCTGGCAGCCCTAAAAGCCTGGTGGCCTAACTATGGAAACACAGCACACAATCCCAAGCGAGCTGGGCACTGTCGAGGAATTGATCCGGCGTTTTGATAAAGCAAAGGCCCGCCGGGATCCGTGGATCGGTTTCCTAACGGAGGCCTTTCGTTATACAGCACCAAACCGCGACACGTTCAACGAACGCGAGGCGGGATCCAACAGATATAAAGATATTTATGATATGACGGCTATTGTTGCCGGTAATCATTGGGTATCGCGTGTTATCTCCCAGGTTATGCCAACGCGCCAGCAGTATGTAACGCTGCGGCCTGGGCGAATGTATAAAGGACACCCGGCGGAGGACGAGCTTACCAACGTCCTGGAAGAAGTGACCGACGACCTGTTTGCTTATGACAAACAAAGCAATTTTTCACTGGTTCTGCCCGAGGCCATGCACGACCTAAAGGTAACGACGGGGGCCTTAAAGATTGACCAGGGAACGCTTGAAGATCCTTTCCAGTGTCAGGCGCCAGCAATATCAACATTGTTTTTTGAGGAGGGCCCGCGGGGCACTATCGAAAACGTGTGGCGCAAGCCCTCTATCGAGGTTGGATTGCTTACTCGGGAATATGATGGGCTAACCTTGTCGTCAGAATTAAAAGATCAGATGGCCAACAACAAACACACCGACGCAAAAGCCAACATTATAGAGGGGACCCTGTTCGAGCCCAAGAGCGGGCGATATATTGGTCTTGTCATTTGCCGAAACAGCAAAACGCTTATGTGGTCCGAGGATTATGGCGTTGGCGAAGGCGCCAGCCCGTGGATTATTTTCCGTGGCGATAAAATGCCCGGTGAGGTAATGGGCCGTGGACCAGCCCTTGCAGCCCTGCCGAACATATTAAGCGCAAACAAGGCCGTTGAGCTTGAACTGCGGCATATGGCCTGGTCAAGTATTGGAATGTGGACCGGCGTATCGGATGGCATATTAAATCCGCAGACCGCCAGAATGATACCGGGAACAGTTTTGCCCGTGGGATCTAACAGCAACAGCAACCCAAGCCTAAGAGCCTTGCCGCCTGCCGGTAACTTTAACGTGCAGAATCTTGTCCTGGAACAGCTCCGGGAAGATATAAAGCGCACATTTTTGGCGTCGATGCGGCGCCCCGATGGGCCTGTTAAGTCTGCTACCGAGATTGCGATAGACAAGCAGGAAATGGTCGAGGACGAGTCCGCGGTTTTTGGTCGATTACAAACCGAGCTCACGGACAGAACGCTGAAGCGTAAACTGCGAATCCTGGCAAACCTGGGGCTAATGGCTAAGGTGCAGGTCGATGGGCAAGAAGTGGCCATTAAGCACACCAGCCCAATATCACGAAGTCAGGACATGGACGAGGTTAATGGATTGACGCGAATGTTTGAGATCGGAAACGCAACAATCGGCCCCGAAGCTATGGCTCTTGGCGTCCGAATGGAGGCAGTGCCGGAGTATCTTAGCCGCAAGCTGGGCGTGTCGTCTCAGTTAATGCGTTCCGAGGCAGAACGTGAGCAGATGATGCAAGGGGCGCAGGAGGCCCTGCAACAACAGCAGATGGCCGAACAGGGCGCACAGGCTGAGCAGGGCGGGGGCGAGCCTCCGCAATGAGCGAAAACAACGCAGGCATGAGCGCCAACGTGGCGTCGATGTTGATAGATAACGGCGGCCATGATCCGAGCGCGGGGCAGTCTATCCATGAAATAGACCGCGGCGACCATGACCAGGCCCTTGCTCGGGCTAACGACACCCTGGCAACATTTAGCACGGGCGTCGGGCGGAGAACATTAAACCGATTGATCCAGGCGTTTATGCTTCGCCAATTACCAGGTAGCGCCGACGAGGCGCTGATACAGTCGGGCGCGGCAAACCTTGTAAACCAAATATTGCACGATATGGAGTTTGCTCGGGCTAACGGATCAAATAACACAATCCCACCAAAGGAGTAGCACATGAAAAAATTAAATGTATCAGGCCAATGGCTTAGAGAAGAAACACCAGCAGACGGCGATCCTGGCACTACAATCTCAGAAGAACCAGGCCGCCAAACCCTGGCGCCGGAGGCCACAACAGAGGCGGCTGCACCGGGTTTTGACTATAACCCCGAGGCGTTTGGCGAGGCAGACCCAAGCACGGGGCGGCCATCAAACCTGCCGGAAAAATACTGGAATAACGAAACCAAGACAATAAACGCACCGGCCATGCTGGAGCGGCATAACACCCTGGAGAGCAAGCTAGGCTCTTTTGCAGGGGCCCCGGACGAGTACACGATCCCAGACACAATGTTTCCGGAAGGCTCTGGCATGGAGTCGGACGAAACCCTGGTGGAGCAGTTTTCCGAGATTGCAAAAAAACACAATATGAGCCAGGAACTATATGAAGAGCTCATGACTTTGCAGGTTGGCAGCCAACTCGCTGGCCTACAGAATCAGACGACGCCAGAAGATCAACGGGTAGCGGAAATTGCAAAACTAGGCGACGATGGCGAGCGGCAGATTGGTGTAATGACAACGGCATTTGAGAACAGCATTAGTGAATTGCCCGCCGCCGATAAGGAGGCTTTGCTGCAAGGGTATCGGGACGCGGTTGTGTCGGCCTCAACAGCAAAGTTTGTGCAGCATCTAATGGGAGCAGCCAAGACGGTAAACCTTCCAAACTTTAACACGCCCGCAGGCCCAGGCATGTCGAGGGACGAGCTCGACAGCATGAATGGCAAGCTGGACGAGAAAAGCGGCAAGCGCCTGGTTGAAACAGATCCGGCCTATCGCAAGCAGGTTGACCAGGCATTTAAGGATTATTACGGCGCTGGTCCAAATCGCCAGGTTATCGGATAAACCAAAAATGGCCAACGCGCCGGGGTGGCTTTAGCATTTTGTTAAAGTCATCCTAACGATTGGAGCGGAGCACCCGAAAGGGCCCGCTAAAAGATCCAGACAAGGCCCGAAAGGAGCACCGAGTCGATAAACATAATTCTTATTAACTCATTCTGGAGACATTAAAATGTCTAAATTTTTATCCGGAGCAGCTTCTCAGCAGTTTGATAGCGATGTAAAGCAGACCTATCAGGGCATGGGCGGCCTGGCTTCAACAGTAACAACCCGCGACAACGTCGTAGGATCTACTTATCACTTCCGCAAAATCGGTAAGGGCTTGGCCAACAAGAAGGGTACTTCTGAAGAAGTCTCTCCAATGGGCATTACCCATACATTGATCCCTGCGGTCCTTGAAAACTGGAACGCGCCAGAGTACACAGATATTTTTGACGCTGCGACAGTTAACTTTGACGAAAAGAGCGAGCTTGCCGAGGTATTGGCCGGTTCTATCGGACGTCGTGAGGATCAGCTCATTATTGATGCTTTGGACGCCAGCGCAACCTATGCAGGCACAGTAACCAAAGACATTGGCGGAGCTGATACAGACCACAACATCGAAAAGTGGCAGCGTACTTCTCGCTATTTAAATGATAAAGGTGTGCCTGGCTCGGGTCGTCATATTCTTATGACTGCCGCAGGCCTGGAGGCAATGCTGGGCGAGACTAAGGTGCAAAGTTCTGACTACAATACAGTTAAGGCTTTGGTAAACGGCGAAATGAATAGTTTCGTTGGCTTAATGCCGCACATCATTGAGGCTCGGGACGAGGACGGTTTGACAATTACGGCCACAATCCGAGACGGATACGCTTATCACGACAAGGCTGTAGGCCTGGCGCGTGGCATAAATATCCAGACTTCCGTGGATTGGATTCCTACTCGTACCTCTTGGTTGTGTAACGCAATCCTAAAGGCTGGGTCGGTAGTTCGTGATCCTAATGGCGTGGTAAAAATCCAGACTAAAGAAGCGTAAGCATCTTATAGCCTTATATTTATTGTTCGAGGAGAACAGCATGGCTTTTAATCGTGACTTAATGAGCAGAGCAGGCGGCGGTCCCAATGCCCCTGGTTTGTTTACATACAAAACCCAGGACGCTATTACCGTAGTGGACGCCGCCGGATACTTTGGCGGCACCACAGACGGGCAATCTATAGCGAGCACGGCACAAATTGGCGACACCATTTTCGTTACTATTGTGACCAACTTGGGCCTCAGTAATGAGGCACTGGCAGATGCGGCAATCGTTGTTGTAATTACTAACGCGGCTGGAGTGGTAGATACCACAGATCAGACTGCGGTAACAATAACTGACTCGCGTTAAACTTGTGGCTTTGGTGGCCCTCTAGGACCGGCGTCGGCGGTTAACCCCGTTGGCGCTGGTCCAATTTTTAGGATTTTTTGATGGCTTCAAAGATCAGCATAGTTTCTTCGGCGGCCCTTTTGTTGGGCTCTAAGGTCATTGTGTCAATAGATGATCCAGGCAAGGCAGCCACTACCGGGTTTGCTATGTATGAGGACATCTATAGGGAACTTCTAACAAATGTAAATCACTATTGGCGGTTTGCCAGTGCGCAGCGTTCTCTAGCGTTGCTTGCTGGCAAGCCGAACCATAAGTGGCAAAATGCCTTTCAACTCCCGTCGGATCCGAAATTATTAAAGCTCAAAGGTGTTTATCCTCGGGCTGAATATGAGATATATGAGGATAAGGTTTTCACTAATAACACCACGATGGAGGTGGATTTTATCTATAGGGTAAGCGAGGAGTATCTTCCGCCCTATTACGTTCCGGCGCTGACACATCTTTTGGCCCTTCGCATGGCCAAGCCGGTAACGGGAGTTAAGAGCGACACGGCCACGCTGCACACGGCGCTATATGGTAACGCCAGGGATAACGGCTTAATTGCGTCCGCTATCCAAGCAGACGCATCCGGAAGGCCTCCGGAAATGCCGCCAACGCCGGACATTATACTGGTCAGAGGCTAGTGGCTACAGTAAACCCGCTACAGTCCAAATTCACATCGGGAGTTTTAGACCCTCGCCTGGCGTCCAGAATGGACCTACAGCAGTATTTTAACGGGTTAAAATCAGCCAATAACATTCGTATATTAATCCAGGGCGGATTCAGTCGGCGCCCCGGCACAAAGATAATTGCAGAGATCCCAAGCGACGGGAAACTTGCGCCGTTCCAATTTAATACGGAGCAACGCTATCTTATTGCTTTTTCTGACGAGAATCTCCGCGTTTATAAGGACGGCGTGCTGCAAGCAACAAAAACCGGAGCGGGCGAAGGGGCGCCCTGGGGCACGACAAGAGCCCGAAGAATTGGTTATACGCAGTCTGCGGATACCATGTTTATCTTTCATCCGCAACTGAAGCAGCGCCGCCTGGTGCGCGGTACATCCCATACAGCCTGGACGCTTGAGGAATTTGATTTTCAAAACATACCCCTGGGAGATTTTTTCGATCCTTCGAGCCCAACAGCAGCAGACGAGGTTCAGCGCATAACTTTGGGCGGCACAAAGTCGGGTGCTTTTAGCCTGCTAGTGGATAATGCCTATGTTGCTGGTGATATATGGTACACCAGCAACGGCGCAGCCATGGCCGACGCCATAGAGAAGGCGCTCAAAGTAGGCCTAACAGGTGGCCGAGTTGGTCGATCAGCCCCGCCAAATTCAAGAAGCATGACCATGTCAGCTACAATCAGGCTGGCAACACGAGCGCCATACATCGGCGCCTCTAGAATACAGGGCCTAACGGCGAACGGGATTTCTGTGGCGTATGTTTCGTCTGACGTTTTCGACGTGACATTTTCCGCCGAGAGCGCACAACCTTGGCAGCTTATCCGGCTGGGATCTACTACAGACGGTATTACGGTAACAACGGTGAGAACCAGCACGGGCAGCACACGACGAGAGCCAATTATGTCGGCGACCAGAGGATGGGCTTCGACGGCGTGCTTTTTTGGCGGGCGCCTTATTCTTGGTGGGCTTCGGGACAAACCGACGGCCTTCCTGGGTTCTGTGACAAACGACCTGTATAACCTGGGGCTTGGGTCCGCTTACGAAGACGAGGGCATTTTCACTGTTCTGGACACAGACCAGGTCAATGCTGTCCAGGCGGTTGTGCCAGGCCGCAGGTTGGAACTGTACTCAACGGGTGGCGAGCACGCTGTGCTGGAGGATATTCTGACGCCCGAGGCGACGGCACCATTACAAACTGAGTGGGGTTCGTCTAGGGTGCGCCCGGTGCGAATTGACGGATCATCCATATTTATACAGCGCCGTGGCAAACAGGTCCGGCAGTTAACTTATGACCTACTAAAAGAGTCCTTTATCTCACAAAACCTGTCGGCTCTCACGCCGGAAATATTTAACGATCCAATTGATATGGCGGCCTTAAAAGGCACAACGCGGGATGATTCTAACTATGTTTATGTTGTAAACGGCGACGGCACGATGGCGGTTTTATTGTTAAGTGCGGAGTATGAGATCGTGGCCTGGGTGCCGTGGTCTACAGATGGCAAGATCAGATCCGTTGCAGTAGTGGATGATGAAGTCTATATCCTGGTAAAAAGGAGGATTAATGGGGAAGATAAATACTATATAGAACAACTTTCAGACGACGTTTTTTTGGACAGTCAGGTAACTATCACGCTGGCGTCACCAGGGAAGACCGTCACGGGCCTTTCACATCTTAACGGGAAGGTTGTTCAGGTTAAGGTAGACGGGGCCAGGCGCGTAGATAAGACGGTGTCCAACGGGGCCATTACACTGGACAGCCGTGGGACCGTTGTGGAGGTTGGCCTGCCGTTTGAGGCGAAGGCCGAGACAATGCCACCCGCGTTTCCGACCAAAACCGGCACGACGATGGGCGACTTTAAGCGAATTGTTAAGGTTCAAGTGCAGTCATCGGATACCGCGGGCATTTCTATCAACGGCGCCAAGCAGTCACTCCGAGAGCTTAACGTGGACAACCTGGACACAGTGCCAACAGGTAAAACCGGATTCTATAATTATGAGCCTGGCGATAGTGAGTGGCTTCAATCGCCAACAGTGACCATATTACACAATGAGCCCGAGCCTATGACTATACTAGGGATCATTATAGAGCATGAGATAGGAGGCTAAAGGTGGCGCAAGCAGCAGTTCCAGTGTGGGTTTGGTGGGCGTCTTTGGCGGTTTCCACAGCGGCCACGGTTTACAGTCAAAAACAGCAGGCAAGCGCCGTGAAGGCTGCAAACGAGCAAAAGAAAACATCCGCCGAGCTCGAAACAAACAGCCGGGAAATACAGCGCAGAAAACGCCTATTGACCGCGCTGGCCTCGCAGAACAACAAGGCCGGAGCTGGTGGCGTTCGTGCTACCGAGGGCTCTTTCGGCAATATGGCCGCTGAGTCAATCTATAACAGCGAGCTGGGTATCGCCACAGATCAGGCCAGCGCATCGGCCTATAACAAGGCGTTGGACCTAAACACCAGGACAGCACAGCAAACGTCAAGAATTTCTATGGTGTCAACGATTGCGGGCGCAGGAATGGATGCTTACTCGATAGGCGGAACACCTTCCGACGGGCCGCAGGGGTCAGGAAATCCTAACAGCCCTAATTTTGTCGGTCCGCCAAGCCCGAAATAATGAGAATAATATGCCTCCAAAAGCAAAACGCTTAGAGTTCGATCCAAGCCCGCAAGCAATAGCCGCAAACCCAAGCGAGGCGCAGATGTGGCAAGGGTTAGAGGTGCGCCTGGCCGCTGGACGTCGGAGCATAACAAAAAACCTAACACAAGCAACGGCGCGAGATAGCGCAGAAAAGGGCCTGGCCGCAGGTTCGATGGGCGCCTATACGCCGCCGACATTGCAGGAAGGTGATTCAGTTGCAAGCGCGGCATTCAATAAGTCTGCGGTCGATGCCTACCAGGCCGAGCTTCAAATAGACATTCGCCAGGTTGTGGGCGAGCAGGAACTTCTAAACTCGGAGGACCTGGATGGTTATAACGCGGCGGTAGAAGGGGCCTATAGCGGAGTTATGAAAACCGCAGATCCTCGCCTGCATGGGATGATTAAGAACCAGGTGGATTCCATAAGCATGGGCGCCAGCCAGAGAATTAGCGCCCGTATTTATAAACGCGAGCGGGCGGTGCAGGAGGCGGCCCTGCTAACAAACCTGGACCAAGAGCGGACCGACCTGCTAAACGCCGCCAATGATGGTAACGCAGAGGTTTTGGGCGAACTGAGCGAAAAATACCAACTATCACTTAGGAATGCGGCCCTGCCGGAGCAAGATGGCGGCTTGGGTTTAAGTCCATTAAAGACGGCAGAACTTGGTCTGACAATAGACAAGGAAATGGATAAACAGGTGATCCTGGGGCAGTTTGCGCGTGTCATGGATCGGGATGGCCTAGAGGGTGGACTGGCGTTTGCGGAGAATTTGAAAAAGCTGGACCTGGCAGACCTTGGTTATGAGCCTGGTGACCTGTCACCGAAAGAGCTGGGCGTTGTACAGAACGCAATAGAGCGGCAGATCAATCAGCAGGTAATACTGGAAAACCGAGAAGCGGCAGCGGCCAAGGCGAGGGACAAACAGAACGCCAAAATGCTGACCGACGAGGTGGATAGGATCCAGAAGGAGTTTGCAGTAACGGGCTCATTGCCAGAGCGAGCAGAGGATGTGTTTGCAAAGGCCGCCGAGTCGGGCGACAGCAGCAATATTATTGATACAAATGTCATGTCATGGATGGCTAAAGCCAATTTTCACAATCTGACACCAGACATGCAAAGGGCAATAATAGAAACCCGAGAAATAGACCTAGCGGAAAACTATAGCGGCGGCGATCAATCTTTGCTGGATGCTCTTAAAGCAACTCACAAGGCGCAAGGTGAACTAATTGCAAGCGACCCGGCTCATTACGGTAACGTCATGGGCTTGACGGAAGAAATAAAGGGCGGCTTAAACGAGTCGGACACTTACAAACAGGCCGCAACGAATGGCGAGATACTATCCAGGCAGTTAGGTAGGCCGGTAACAGGGTTTCCTGCCGAACAAATAGACGCTCTAAGTGTTGCTTATACAAAAGGCGACGTAAACACAAAGGCCGGGATCCTGCGTGAGATAGTTAGCTCGGACAGTAATCCGCAAGTACAGCAGGCGACGTTCGAGGCATTGGATAAAAACGGCGCATCACCAATGGCGTTTCTTGGTGGAGTGTTACTAGACGATCCAACGGGCACAAACGTAAAAACAATAATAGCCGGGGGAGATATACGAAAAAACCTTGGAAAAGGTCAATTCCCAAGCAACGATAAATTTATAACCGAGCTTGATTCACGAATCGGGCCAGTGGCTTATAACGGATATGGCTCTCACGCCAGAGGCGTGGCAGATAATGCCATAGCGGATGCGTATGCCGGACTCAGGTACAAGCAAGGCCTGCCAGCAGATGATGTAATCGACGGCAGCCTGCTAGACCAGGCGGTGCGGGTAGCGACGGGCGGCATGATCTCAATAGACGGCGTTAAGTATCCGACACCAAGGCGGGACGTTAATCAGGATGCTTTTAATTATTGGCGTCAGGACTTAACTGCCGAAAATTTTGTAGATGCGGCGGTGATAACTAGCAGACGCGAGGTAAATAAGGCGCCTATAAACAGCGCCGGGGTTTTTGGGGCAAAGGAAATTCTTGCCTGGTCTGACGGCGTGGCCACAAGCGGCGGCGCAAAAGTGCAGCCAGGCGGCGAAGTTACGTCATTTAAGGGTGCGGTTGTCAATGAGGAGTTCCTAAACAACGGACGCGCCACATTGGTCGCCACATACAACCCGAAAACGGGACAGGAATACAATTTAGATAACCCGGAAGAATTTAAGGCCTGGCGTGATTTTGTAGAAACCACACAAGCCGACGGCATGGTTTGGCCGTCATACAGCACCGTAGAGGAGGCAGTAGAGGCCGAAAAGCTAATCCACAAGGACATGGAGGCGGCGAACTACGCGGACGCGGAAATGGCTTTTGATATTTATAAGGACCAAGGGCGCTTAGAGCCTGCGGGACCTGGCGGCGAGTTTTGTGTGCGCCTAGAAAACGGGGACTATCTCTTAAAAAAGGATGGCAGCAAGTTCACCGTTAAGTACGAGGACACTCCACAGTTTAGCGAAACAAGCCGGAGGGAGGGGTATATCGGTTATGGCGGCGCTGGCTTCTTCAATATAGACCTGCTCGGTTCCGGTAAATGAGTTCCTTCTATGGTGGACAATACAATAAAAAGCTAGAGCTGAGCGAAGGCGTCAGGCACATTGAACAAACTACGCCCACGTTTGGCCAGACGGTTGACGCTGGTTTTTCCAATTTGCGCCTGGAAGGGCTCTCAACATCGCAAGACACGAACGAGCGACCCGCGTATGCCGACCGCCAGGAAAAGTTATTAGAGGTTTATAATGTCGCTTCATTGCAGGATCTTGACTCCGATTACCACGGAATGGATGGCCATTATCGAAATTTGCCAAGTGAGGAGCAAAGGAAATACAACGACGGTTTAATAAATAACGGCGATGTATTTTTAGACGACAATCTAAAAATGGTGGCTGCAACAGAAGCAGGCCGCCGGATGTATTTCAGCAAAGGGACGGAAGGGCGTGACTCGCTCTATGAGGCATTGCTAATACGCCGGGCCAGCGTAGAGTTTCCGGATATAATCGAAACAGACAAAAAAATGCTAGGCCGATTAAGCGAAGGCCTGGCAGAAAAGCGAAGAAAAAATCAATCTATTATGCAGCGCGGCTCTGGTCTTGCAAGCATGGCAGGCACGGCGGGCGCGGCGTTTACAGATCCCGCGGTCGCCGCGACAATGCTTCTAGGGTATGGCTGGTTAAAGCCAGCCGCGGGCATTGGGACGAATATACTCAAAGGCGTTTTAACTGAGGGCGCTATCGCTGGGGTTTCGGAGACATACATACAAACAGAGGTTTTTGATTATAAGCGGAGTATCGACAGCCCTTATACTAAAGCCGATGCTTTAGCGACGGTTTTAGCCGTAAGCCTTGGCGCTGGCGTTGTGCGCGGCGCTGCAAGTGGTCTAATAGATACTGGAGTCTATGCAGCCAAAGGCTTCGAGCGCGGGACCGGCAGCTATACCGCCATTAAAGAAATATTGCAAAACGAACAAATGGTGAAACAGCTTGCTAAGTCTGGCGTTGACCCACTGCGCCTTAAAGAGGTTACGGAAGAAATAACCCGGCGCAATGTTTCTAAGCCATCAAACACAGGCACTAAGGAGCACAGCGAGGCCGTGGACGTTTCGCGTGCCCAGGCTGAAGATCAGGCGCCGATTAACGTCGAGGCAATAGTGCCGTCGGAGCAGTTATTGCCAGGCGGCAGACTTGCCACAAACAAAACGCTGGAGGAGTTTAATCCGGCAACGTTGGAAACCGATGCAAAGCTCATGCAGTACAAGGCAGGCGGCGATGCCGAGGGCGTAACGGACGCGCTCACGTCGGTATCTAGGTTTGACCGCTCTAAGGCGGGGATCATCACAGTTTATGAAAGGACCGACGGCACGCTGATAGTGGCCGACGGACACCAGCGCCTCGGTTTAGCAAAGCGGGCTCTGGCCGCTGGCCAAGACCCTGCCGATGTTGTGCTGCAAGGTTTTCGGCTGCGGGAGGCGACCGGCGTAACGCCGAAAGACGCCAGAGTCGAGGCTGCAATGATAAACATCGCAGACGACAAAGGCACAGCCATAGACGCCGCTAAGGTTTTGCGCGAAGTAACGGATCAAGACACCCTGGACCTATTGGAAGCAACCATTACCAAAAAATCCGTGGCTTACACGCAAGGCCAAAGTTTGGCAAAGCTGGAGGGCGATGCGTTTGGCCTGGTTGCTAATGGGGACGTAAAGCCGAGTTATGCGGCGATTGTTGGCGATCTCATAAGCGGCGAAGCGCAGCAATTAAAGGCGCTGGACGTGTTACGCAAAACAGATCCGAGCAACATTGACGAGGCCAGGTCGATAGTTAACCAGGTTAAAGCGTTGGGCTTTACGCAAGGCAAAACCACAGATTTGTTTGGCGATGTAGATATTGCCAACAATTTGTTTATTGAACGGGCGCAGTTAATCGGCGCAATGATGAAGCGGTTAAAAAAGGAAAAAGCAACCTTTAACCAGTTGTTGGAACGCGAAACGACCATAACAGGCAAAGGCAATAAGCTCGACCAGGAGGCAAACCTTGAAGCAAAAACAGACGCAGAAAACGTACTCAACCAAATCGAGCGGCTCGCCAACACAACCGGACCAGTTAGCGAAGCCATTACCCGAGGCGCCCAAAGAATTGCCAACGGCGAAAAGCCCGGAACAGTCGTTGGCGGAGTCATCAAAGACGTCAGCAGCGGACTCGAAAATGTCAGCCGCAAAATTGATGGGGATAATGGCCCTGGCGGGGTCAATCGTGGAGCTGAACCGGCAGAAGGGCGGGCGGTAGACGCAGCAGTAAAGGGATCGGTAGACGATCCGGCAGAGCGGGCGATCGACGAAGCTACGGAAGCGGCCAGGGTAAGGGCGGCCGACAAGGCCGAGGCCAGCGGGCCCGCTAAACTGAGCAAGCGCGAAAAGGCCGACAATCGCAACAAAACGAAACGGCTCAACCGATTACGCAAGAAAAAAGCCGACGCAAAAACCCTAACACCAGAGCAAAGGCGACAGCTCCGGGATGCTGATATTGAGGCCAGGGGCTTGGATGCTGTCCGTAAGGACGCCCCATTTAGAGCCGACGAACTGGACCCGGAGGGCAATCCAGTTAACCCGGTATCACGCAACGCGACGCCAATGGAAAAAGCCCTGGAGCTCCGGGAGCTCTCAAAAGCGAACGATGCGCTTGTGAAACCGGCCCTTGCAGCGATTGACAAAGCCCTGGGCACCGAATCAAAAACCAATTTTAAGAAGCTATCCACGATTGTCTCTAAGGTTACTCGGCCCTCTGTACTAAAAAAGCGGCCCTGGTTTGGCGCGGAGCATATTCGGGACTCCTTCCGATTCAAGACGGCCGGGAATACGGTGGATGATTCTTATAAGGCCCTGGAAATTTTCCTTGAGCAAGTGCCGGGGGCCAGGCTTGTAAAGATCGACTATGAAAAGGCTATAGAGCCCGGCGAATGGGGCTGGAGAATGGTGGCCTATGACATTCAGATGCCAAACCGGCAACTGGTCGAGTGGTATATCCCGCTCCGCGAGCTTGAGGAAGCCAAAGGCACTAATCACCTTCTTTTTGAAAAATGGCGGGACGAAGATTATGCGAAGGTTATGGCCGATCCGAAGCGGGCGGCTGAATATGAGGCCGATGTAACCGAGAGCTATGACAGCTACCAGGCTGCCTATTTGGCGGGGCTGGAGCGCACCGGAGTAACTGAGGCTGAGGCCCGAGCTTCTTTGATTAACATGAGAGCTTCGGCTGAATCTTTAACCGGGACAAAATCCTCGGCTACTTCGCCAACCGTTAAAGGCCCGGCCGAGGGTTTGGACAACCAGGCGGCGCCCTCCTTGACTGCGAAAAACCCCGGCTCTGATACAACAACCGTTGATCCGTCGCGTGATATCAATACCTTAGACACAGTTAAAACCTCCAGCGACATTATACCAAAAACCGGCGAAAAATCAATGGATGCGCCGGGTTCTTATCGTATGGAACATGAGGCCCCTGAACCGGAACCCGGTGCGTCTTTAGATGATGTTTCAAATATCTATCCTGACGATATTTATAGCCCTGACGCTGCACGGTTGTACGGTTCAAACGGCGATGATATTAGCAGGGAATCGGCGGAAATAATAAAGCAGGCTAGGGGCAATCCGGATTCGATTGTTACCGTATATAGAGCAATACCAGAGGGCATGGATGAAATAAACCCTGGCGATTGGGTAAGCATTAGCAAGAAATACGCAGAGGACCACGGCGTGCGTTCGGTAGGCGAGCCTGGCGGCGGCGGTCATGTTGTAGTCAGTCGTGAAGTTAGGGCCGGAGATATATACACCGAGGGCAACAGTCTGCACGAATGGAGCTGGGCGCCACCTGTACGAGAAGCGGGCGAGGTAGTTGATACTGCAAGCAAAACCGTCCTTCCTAGTAAAAAATTAACGGTAAGGGTGAACCGGCGCGCAGTCGATGTTTTGCAGAATCCCACGATGGGGCAACGGCAACAGTTTACGGCTTCAATTAGGGCCGAAATGAAGGCCGACGGTGTTGTTAACCCTGACTTATTGCCATTGACGCGCTCTACCCAAGACGAGCTTGGTAACACTTGGCTTTGGGATTCTTCTGCGACTATGCACACATGGATGGAGGCCGAGCTGGAAAAGCTGGGGCACAAAAACCTAAGCCAAAACGGGGCGAACAATGCGGCGCTTAAGGTTCAAGAAGCCGAGAGGCTGGCAGAGAAAACTCAGGGCGTTGTTGGTGCCGCCAGGCTGGCAGAGGCGGCAAAAGATACAGGCAACGAGGCGCTGGACCCTGCCAATAACGTCGATTTATTCGATGCTGCGAGGGCGCGGATGGATATGGAAGATATGGAGGTTTCCGCCGGATACCGCAACGATGGCACGGAGATCCTTAAATCCGCACGCCAATACGCAAAAGAGCTCGACGATGAGCTGGAAGGATTAAAGGCCCTGGAGGCCTGCATTAAAGGATAATTATGGCGAACTCAATATTAGATTGTGTACTTGACGCGGCCCAAGCTGGGCGTATTTCCAAGGAACAGGCTGCCGAAATCCAGAAAACGGCAACGGAGCTTGCGGACCTGGGAACTCAAAACCTTAATAAAGCGGTCATGGACGACGCCTATATTGCCCTTGCGCTGAAAAAGCGCCAGGCTGCCCTACAGGTGACGCGGGACGCCGCCAACATAGAGATAGTTAAGAATCACCCGAAAGGCACGCACAGGGGCTTGCAGGGAATCCTGGCGCGCGATGTGACCGTCCAGTCCCGAAACAGCAATATCGACCAGCGATCCGCTGCTGTAATGCGCAGTTTCACTATGAAGCTGGGCAAGGCAATAGATGATCTGCGGGCAAAAAACTTGGGTTTTTCGCAGGATATGGCCCTGGGCAGAGATATGGCACGGGAGCTGTTTGGCGAATCGACGGGAAACGCTAACGCTGTAAAGGCAGCGAAGGCCTTTGCTGAGGTGTTTGAGGATGCCAGGGTAAGGTTTAACGAGGCGGGCGGTTCAATCGCAAAGTTGATTGGTTGGGGAATGCCGCAAGGGCATAACACCAGGGCAGTGCGGGCGGTTACGGCGGACGTGTGGAAGGACTTTATTCGGCCCTTGTTAGACCGCGCCAGAATGGTAAACGGCCAGGGGCGATTGTTGACGGACATGGAGTTTGAATACGCCCTGGACGCGGCCTATACAACTATTAGCACAGACGGAATGAACAAAATCACGCCGGGCGTAATCGGCGGAAAAAAATTGGCTAATCGGCACTCAGATCATCGGTTTTTTGTGTTCAAGGACGCTAACAGTTGGCTTGAATATCAGGGAAAGTTTGGCAACGATAACCCTTTTTTGGCGGCAATGACTCACCTGGAAAACATGGCGGGCGATATTGCACAGCTTGAAATCCTTGGCCCAAACCCAGCGCACAGCTACAGAAAACTGCGGGACATAGCAGAGCAGGGGGGCGCTGGAGACTTTGACCTGGGAATGGCTGACGCTATTTATGCAGTAGCGACGGGTAACTGGAAGGCCGGGCATGGTATTTCAATAGAGGCCGCCGAGCGCCTAGAAGCGGCGCGGAACTTTTTAACGTCGGCCAAACTAGGCTCGGCCATGCTGTCGGCGGTGTCGGACCTGGCGTTTTTTCAACAAACCGCTCGATGGAATGGCCTAAGTTCTACCAGGGCGATGGGCACATATCTTAAATTGTTGAATCCTGCAAACTCGGCGGACCGGCTGCGGGCGGTGCAGCTCGGCCTAACCGCGGAGGCATGGACCACGCTGGCGCTGCACGCGAACAGATACAGTGAGGTTACAGGTTCCGGCTTATCAGCAAGGGCGGCAGACCTAACGGTAAGGGTGTCGGGTCTGTCTGCACATACTGACGCAGCATCTAAGGCTATAGGCTGGGAGTTTTTGGGAACGCTGGCCGGGCTGCGGAAAAACGCCTGGGACGATCTGCCCACGGAAAACCGGAACAGTTTAGAGCTGGGAGGTTTTACCGCCCGCGATTGGGAGGTTTTACGGACGACCAAGGTGGATGCACACGAAGGGATGGAGCAGGTGTTTCTGCCTAACCTGGCAGCCAGGACAGACTTGCCAGCGGCAGAAATACAAAGAGTTCAAAACCTGGTGCTGGAAACTATCGACGAGATCACGAAGGCAGCCATACCAATGCCCGACGCCAGGACCCGAGCCATAACGTCTGGAGGATTCTCCCGGACCAGCATCGAAGGCACGGCAATGCGCAGTGGCATGCAGTTTAAAAGTTTCCCTGTTGCTGTAATTCTAAGCCACCTTTATCGTGGCCTAAACCAAGCCTCTACAGGCAAAAAGGCGGCCTATATGGCTGAGCTCGTAGTGGCGACGACGGTAATGGGCGCGTTAGCTTTACAGCTCAAAGAGATTGCAAGGGGCCGAGAGCCCAGGAACATGAACGACTCGACATTTTGGGCGGCGGCGTTTACCCAGGGCGGCGGCGCTGGTATTTTTGGGGATTTCTTCTATACCGGCGTGTTTGGCAGTAATCGTTTCGGCAGTTCGTTGGCCACAACATTTAGTGGTCCGCTGGTGGGCCTTGCAAGTGACGCGGTGAAAATGACCGCCGGACAGCTAGGCCAGGCAATAGAAGGCGACGATATGAGTCTGCCGGGCGACATGGTGAGAACCATGAAAAGCTATACGCCGGTAGTGGGATCATTGTGGTATGCACGCCTTGCTTACGAGCGCCTGGTGCTAGACCAATTGGCGCTTAAATTTGACAACAAAGCCAGGCAGCGCATGAAAACCCAAGAAAACAACCGGCGCCGTAATTACGAGCAGGAATTTTATTGGCGCCCCGGAAAACTGACGCCAGAGGACTAACCAGTAATGGCCAAACAAACCGGCCCATTCACGCCTTCGTATAGGATACAAACATGTCACACCCCATAGATATAAACTCTGAAGTACAGCGGCGGCTATACGTTGCCACGGCCTCACAAACCGTTTTTGATGTGCCGTTTCCGTTTTTCTTGACCGCTGACGTAATAGTTGCAGTTGACGGCTTGATTAAAGCAATAGATACCGAATACACACTGACCGGAGCCGATACAGCGGACGGCGGCGCGGTCACGTTTTTAACGGCTTTGACCGGAGGGCAGGAGGTTGTGGTGTTTTCTCAGATGGAATACACCAGGCTGGTCCAGTATGCGTACCGAGGTGAACTACCCTACGATGTGCTCGACAAGGATTTCGAGCGCCTTCTGCTTATGGTTAAGCAAGGCCGCCGGGATTTTCTGCGTAGTGTGCACCCGTCTGACCTGGATGATGATGCTTCGATGGTGCTGCCTATGTCCGCCGACCGGGCGGGCAAGTTTTTGGGCTTTGACGCTACGGGCAATGTACTTGCAACGGTAGCGGTCGATACTGAGGCGCTTACCGGGAACAACATCGGGGCGGCCTTATGGCCCAGAACGGCCGAGGAAACAGCGGCAGGTGTAACGCCTGCTACTGGCGGCTATAAGTATCAACCCGGCGATGTTCGTCGCTATGGCGCGGTGGCTGGTGAAGCGGCAACGGTGACAACCACGGCCAATACTACAGCTTTTCAAAACGCGCTAAACAGCAACGGATACGTTTGGTGGCAGCCCGGCCTGACCTATATGACAGACACGTTGTTTGTTCGTTCGGGCAATACGTTAGACCTGCAAGGGGCCACGCTGATGCTTGTTAAGGGCGTTGAGATGCAACATGCCGTGTTGCATATTAGTGCGCAAAATTTAGCAGGGGACGGGTGGCAGTTTCCCGGTGTTAACAGAGTCGATCATGTTCTTGTTAAGAACGGTTTTATTAATGGCAACGGGGAAAACAATTTGAACCCGGTGCAGGGCTCATCTTCCGGCAGCGACGATGGGGGGCTCCATGGTGTGCAGATTGCTGGCAGGGCTCGCAACATTCATTTAGAAAAGCTGTGGATTTCTCAATGTGGAACGGACGGAATTGATATTGGAATCGACCAATATGACACCGTTTCTGTGGACGAGGATACTAGGCCCAGATACGTTACTGCTGTTGACGTTACTTGCAATAAAAACACAAGGCAAGGCATGTCAATCACAGACGGGGATTATTTAGAGTTTAACCGCTGCCGTTTTATGAACACATACCTGCCGGGGATCGCTACGGGCATCCAACAAAGCACAACATTGTCGGTAGCTGCGGCTTCAACAGATACGACTATCACGGTTCCGGCATCGCCAGCGCATGGGTTTGTTGCTGGCGACAAAATTGGTATATCCCTTGACTCGGGAAAATATAAATGGACTACCGTAAACGGCACGCCCTCGGCAACGGTTATAACTTTGGACGGCGCAATATCGACCACCCAGGCAGCAGCCATAGGTAAGACGGTCTGGGACGGCGAATCTGGAACAAAGCCCCTTGGCCCGTGGGCTGGTGTTGATATTGAAAATTATGACTCAAGCGAAAACATTAGGTTCACCAACTGCGAGTTTGAAAACAACGGCGGCAGGGGATTCATCTGCATTCCGGTCAGCGCAGACAACACCAAATTGTTTTTTTCTGGTTGTCATTCCAACAACAATGGGCTGTCTGGTAGCGACAGCGGGCGCTGGCATTTTACACATCTTGGTGGCCCCGGATCAACGCATCGCGATGTTGTAATGACAAACTGCATCGTCGAGGGTCTGACGATTCAGGGAAAGGATGATAATAGCGTTGACATGAACATATCTAATTGCGTAATTGGAGAAGATAATACACAACAGCCGGGGCTGTTTATGCGCGGCCTTACAGGCCAGCGGCAGTCAATTGTGCGGCTGAGTAATTGCGACATTCAGGGCGCACGGGACGATCAATATAGCGATCCTATAGACATCGCAGAATGCAACTATTTAAACTTAATAATTACCGGCGGGTCAATTATTAACTACGACCCATCGTCTGCCAACTCACACGCGATAAATCTGGCGCAAACTCAAGCCGGGGCTAGAAATGTTTTACAGCTTTCCGGCGTTTATGTTAAAGCGCCGGGTGACGGGATAAGAGTCGCAAGGGGTTGGGATGCTTACATAGGTGGCAACACGGTTATAGAAGCGGCAAGCGATGGTGTAAACGTGCTAAGCGGCGGGTCAAGCCCAGAATTTAAATCTGCTAACAAAATAGTAAACCCGGTTGAAGGCGCAACATATCCTGTAGGAACAACGACCTTCGAGGTTGACGGTATCGCCAACAAGGTTGGCGATTTGTATGGCTTCACGCAAACGTCTGGGCCAATACACTGGACTAAAATAACCGCGATTCCTGACGGACAACCAAAAGATGTAGTGGTGGAGGTTGCCAACACTGTAACAATAGCCGACGGTGCTGCTATTTATATTATTCAAGACGTGGAAACACAGCTCACGGCTGCAAAGGTGGCGGGAAACACCACGATAGCGGTGGATTCCACAGTAGGCTTTTATGACGGCGACGTGGTCGAGGTCATACTTGATACGGGCGTTTCGGATCGCCACCTTTGCACGGTTACAAACGCAACAACCATAGAGCTGGCTACCGGCCTAGCTGGCCCAGCAGCAGACAACCAGCCCCTTTATCGTTATCGACGGGCGCTTGTTGTGGTTGGCGATTGCACAATTTCGGGGGCTTCGGTCGGCGTTAAAAACTTTAGCGTTACCGAAACGGACAACGGACGGGTATCTGTAAAATCGAGCAATTTAGTGAACTGTACGGTGGACACCGAAAACCTTACTGGTCTGTCACAGCTTAGTGGTGCGGCTGTCGATCCAAACGCCTCCCCGTATTTTTACGCGGGCATGGGTTCAACATATCAAAGCACCGGCGACGGGAGTGTGTGGAGCAACACCAATGGCATTAAACTTTGGGTCGAGTTGACATGACCAAGGGCGAGAAGCCATTGCCCAATCGGCGGAGGCCCGAATACACCATTGTATGGATGGCGGGCTTAGTTGCTGCGTGTGGTTCTTTGGTCGTGAACATTGGCGCCGCCTACAAACAAGTGGATAACATAGCGACCGAGGACGAGGTGGTGCCATTAGTATTGGCGGACGAGCGGACGGTGGTGGCCATGTCGCTAATTGTGACCGACGCGCTGAATGCCCACAGCATCCAGGCCAGCGCCCAGGCCGAGCAATATATAGCAAAAACCGACGCCAAAATGGA